TCAAGCGCCGATTCACGGAGTTATGAACTCGAAATGTAAAAAGCAAAAACTCTGCGCGAGAGCTGAGCATCTGCGCGTATTGTCTGCGATACGATCCGAGAGCTGTACCAAAATGCTCACGACAGCTTGGACAGGTGATGGTTGATTGAAACATATCGAGCCAGGTCTGCATGAGAGCAGATTCGGCTGGAAGTGGTTTATCAGGATAACAAGATGCGACTGAATGCAAGGTCATCCAACCAAGGGGTCCCCAAATGGACGTCATTACTTTACTTGACGACAATCATTCCTGCTTCCATACCGCCTTCAAGGAGCTCCCGTGCGATGTGAGGGGGCGTCTTTGGATTCACGGTGATGTTGGACTTCTTCAGGGCAGCACGGACCCCCGCTTCGCTCATCTTGTCAACCGACTGCTTAATCGTCTTTCGGCGATGGTCGGCACCCTTCTTTGTCAAGATCTTCAAGGTAGAGCGCCGCGACGGAGGAGGCTTGGCAGGATCCTTGACTGGCGTAAATTCAGACCCCCCTCGGGTGCGTGACCTCGTTCCCTTCATCGCTCCACGGGGATATGTCCGCATCGACTTGCGATGGGTCGGTTTAGCTTCTGGCTCGACGTGGTCTACCTTTTGAATCTTGATCCCAGACATCACTTATTCAAAACGAATAACTTTATTTACACGGAAGACACCACCAACAGTTACCATGACGTCGCTCCCTTCAGTCGCTCCTCCTCCCACCACCATCAACGAATGGGATGCAGTGCGCGCCTTCTTTAGCAACGGTGTTCGGAGGATGGTGGACCACCAGGTTGATTCGTATGAGGACTTCATTCGCCACAAGATTCCCCTGATTATTCAGTCGACTCCTCCCATCACGGTCTGGCACGAGCAGGATGAGATGATCAAGAAGTACAAGTATGAGTTCAAGCTGTATTTTGAGAATATTAGCTATATCAAGCCCCGTATCCAGGAGGCGACGGGTCGTGTGAAGCCGATGCTTCCGATGGAGGCGCGTATCCGTAACTTCACCTACGCCGCACAAATGTATGTGGACATTCGATTTGTTGCCCGCACGTACAAGGGTCCGATGCTAGACACCTACGACGAGGAGTCGCATGTGTTTGAGGGAATCAGCCTGGGCAAGCTACCCGTGATGCTTGGATCTTCGCTCTGTCTGTTGAAGGACTACCCGATGAGCCTGGCAGAGTATGGTGAGTGTGCCCACGATCCCCTGGGGTACTTCATCATCCACGGGTCGGAGCGCACGATCCTGTGTCAGGAGAAGGTTGCCGACAATCGCATCATGATCTTCCAGAACAAGAAGTCAGCGTCCAAGCACACCCACTCGGTGGAGATCAAGTCTTTGCACGAGTCGTTTACGATGCCCCCTAAGAAGCTGGAGATCCGTATTAGCTCCAAGTTCAATGGCTACGGCAACCCGCTGACAGCCTGTGTGCCCCGCTTCCGCGAGGATGTGCCGGTTGTTGTGTACTTCCGTGCTCTGGGAGTCTTGACTGATCGTGAGATTACCAAGATTGTGTGGGGGTCGGAGGATGACCTTCATGCAGAGATGTTGGCGGCTTCCTTCCGTGATGCATCGGAGCTGGGAATCTTTACTCAGCGGGAAGCCATCCAGTATCTGACCAACCATCTGCAGTACGGCACCAACCAGGAGGACAAGTGTGCGTATGTCCGCCAGCTCCTGAATTCGGAGTTCCTGCCTCACGTCCGCTTTGCTTCCGAGCTGACGACGACTCCAGTTCATAATGCCCGCAAGACGATGCTGATGGGTGCAATGATCCGTCGACTGATCTTGACCTCTTGCAAGCAGATCCCTCTGGATGATCGCGATGCCTACCCGAACAAGCGTGTGGTGACGACGGGTGCTCTGCTGACCCATCTGTTCCGTCAGCTGTTCCAGAAGGTCTGCAACGACACTCGCAATGAGTTTGTGCAGGAGGTCAACAATGACTCTTGGAAGCGCGGTGAGGGAGGTCCTCGTCCGATGGACATCCTGAACGTGAACAATTTGTATAAGATCTTGAAGCTCTCGGCGATTGAGGGGAAGCTGAAACAGGCTCTGGCGACGGGTAACTTCACGGTTCAGGGACTGGGGTCTGCGGCGGCAATGTCCAATGCCACCAAGGTGGGTGTCTCGCAGGTCCTGGCTCGGATGTCGTATGCTGCGACTCTGTCCCACCTCCGCCGTATCCAGACGCCCGTGGAGAAGTCCGGTAAGCTCCTGGCTCCTCGTAAGCTTCACGGTACCTCGTGGGGCTTTATGTGTCCAGTGGAGACACCAGAGGGTCATTCGGTGGGTATTGTTAAGAATATGAGCCTGCTGACCTCAATCTCTCAGCACGTTCCGTCGACCACGATCATCCACTTCTTGCAAGAGTGGAAGGATGTGACGTGGATCGATACGCCCCGGGTCTATGAGGGTACGTCGGTCACGATCAATGGTGTGATGGTCGGATTCACGAAGGATCCCTATCGCTTGGTCACTGCACTGCGAAAGGCAAAGCAGACTCGCCGTCTGCACCCCCACATCTCGATTGCTTGGTATACGCTGATGAATGGCATCTCCATTGAGACGGATGGTGGTCGATGTGTGCGCCCAGTGTTTCGCGCCGGAGCCTCTCCTCCGAAGGACACCTCCAGCTGGAACGAGTGGTGTACATCAAGCATTGATTACATCGACTCCTCCGAGACAGAGACACTCCGGATTGCAACAAGCCTCGATCAAATGACAAGTTCCCATACCCACTACGAGGTCCATCCATCCTTGATCGTGGGTCACATGGCGTCAACGATCCCTCTGTCGGATCACAATCAGTCACCTCGTAATACCTACCAGTCAGCCATGGGTAAGCAGGCGATGTGCGTGTACGCGGGGAACTTTGCCAAGCGCCTGGACAAGAATGCCTATGTGCTCTGTTCCATCGCTCGTCCGATTGTGGAGACACGCGCCATGAACATCCTGAAGATGCATGAGATGCCGTTTGGAATGAATGCCATTGTGGCCATTGCTTGCTACGGCGGATACAACCAGGAGGACTCGGTGATCCTGAACAAGTCTGCAGTCCAGCGTGGATTCTTCCGCGGTCTGTATTACGGCATGTACAAGGACGAGGAGCACCGGAACGTGACCTCGGGTCGTGAGGAGAAGTTCATGAAACCTCAGAAGCACAATACTCGCAAGTACAAGAACACCAGCTACGCAGCCGTGTCGGACAATGGGCTCCCAATCATCAACTCGGTGATCAATGAGAACGATGTCATCATCGGCAAGGTGGTGAACTTGCGAAACGATGCGGCGGGGTATGCATTCCGAGATGCGTCCACCACCCACAAGAACTCCGAGCAGTGCCGTATCGACGGCGTGTGGCAGGACAAGAACTCGGATGGCTACCCATTTATTAAAGTCCGCACAGTGTCGGAGCGTATCCCTCAGATTGGAGACAAGGTGTCCTCTCGCCACGGTCAGAAGGGGACGATTGGTATGATGATGGACGAGGAGGATATGCCCTTCACGGCCACGGGTCTGCGTCCGGACATCATCATGAACCCCCACGCTGTCCCGTCCCGTATGACGATTGCTCAGTTGATGGAGAACATCTTCGGCAAGATCGGTGTGCGCAAGGGAACGCTGGGCGATGGCACGCCGTATTCCCACCTCAAGGTGGAGGATCTGAAGAAACACATGGTGGACATGGGCATGCACCCCTACGGAAACGAGATCCTGTACAACGGTCAGACGGGTGAGATGATGCAGGCTGAGATCTTCATGGGTCCGACGTTCTACCAACGCCTGAAGCACATGGTGATTGATAAGAAGCATTCTCGTGCGCGCGGTCCGATCGTGAGCCTGACTCGTCAGCCGTGCGAGGGGAGGTCCCGTGATGGTGGACTGCGTGTGGGTGAGATGGAGCGCGATTGTATGCTGTCACACGGCATCTCGGTGTTTACCAAGGAGCGTCTGATGGATGTTTCCGACCCGTTCAAGACGGGACTCTGCAAGACCTGTGGCACGCTTGCCGTGGTCAATCCGGTGGAGGGAATCTACTCGTGCGGTGCGTGTGGCAACAAGACGGACTTTGTCATGAAGACCATCCCGTACGCCATGAAGTTGTGGATGCAGGAGCTCGAGGCGATGCACATCACCCCGAAGCTGATCTTAGAGTAGAACGACGGCGCCGTCTTCCACCCATCGCTCCCATAATTGGATTAAAAACAGCTTCGGCATTCTGCACCACAACTTTAGGGTCTGAACACCACACTCGGTATCCTACATCATCGCACATGCTATTTGAATACACATCATATTTGCTAAACTGACGCTTAGGGGCGCCACTGGTTTCGCGCCAGTAATCACTGTTAAACGCATCGCACGAATGGTCTTGAAATCGCTGAAGATACTCGTCCATGATCAATGTCATTTGTGCCTTGTCGCGACGGGCACATGCTGTGCGGAACTCATTGTCCGTGCGGATTGTATCCATAATCCATCGTATCTGGAGGTTTGCTTGTCTATCTTCTGTTGCCGTCCACACGAGTCCAGACCACATGGATTGCTTTGCTTTTTCATCTCGTACGAACTGGCGCAAGAGTGTACCCGAGTTGGTCAGACACATCGATCCGTTTGGATTATCAATAATATACTTCAGAAGCACGGGCCGAATCAGAGAAGTAAGACGCTTAAACCAAAGGCTCACACCGGCCTTGCATCTTGCGAATGCCGCAGCATCACTGCCTCCTCTTTGCCGCTGCGTAGCTCGTCGCCCCATTGTGTGTTATCTGATATTTTAACGCTTACGTCGAGTGCTCCTTAGACATATCTGCTAGATTCTCAGAGGACGGGGACTTCGGCATCTCCGCCCGCTTTCTCATGACACATCCATAGACCCCAAAGATGCCGACGAGCAAAAATCCAACAAGAAGTCCAATAGACACAGGCTCCATTTTTTACTTCTCGCGTTCATCCTGAAAGTTTCTCTCACCCTTTAAACAAAATGTCTACGCTTTCTCCTGCCTCTGCCACAGGTGGTCGCCGTCACACTCGCCGCCATGGTCCCTCCGCCAAGGCGCTCAAGCGCGTTCTCAAGTCTCACGGTCTGAAGTCGAGCGGCAAGAAGGCGACGCTCCGTGCCCGTGCCAAGAAGGCGCACCTCCTCTCCAAGGCGTAAGCCCACCTAAAGTCTCTCCAATAAATAATGCTCAAAACACGACGCAAAGACACCAAACTCGCAAAGGCGAGACGTGTGTTTGCGAAAGACAGAGGCGGCGACCTGCCTCCTGCCACGGATGCCAACGACCTCCTTGAGCGTAAGAAACACCTGCGTCACGTAGAACCGGTCTCGCCTCGGGATGTATTTGGAAGGAAGATAGGTGCGCGTCGCCACAGGACGCGTCGCCTTCGTCGATAAATATTTTTTCCCAGTTAGTATCATACAATCAATATGGGTGGTGGTCTTCTTCAGCTCGTCAGCTATGGTGCGCAGGACATCTACATCAGCGGCAACCCCCAGATCACGTTCTGGAAGGTGCTGTACAAGCGTCATACCAACTTCGCGATGGAGTCCATTGAGGTGACGTTCAACGGACAGGCCGACTTCAACAAGCGCGTGACGGCCGTGATCAACCGTAACGCCGACCTGATGTACCGCACGTATGTGCAGGTGGTTCTCCCGGCGGTCGAGCTCAGCGGCACCTCGACGCTGAACCGCTTCCGCTGGCTGTCGTACATCGGACACCGTCTCATCAAGACGGTGGAGCTCGAGATTGGTGGCCAGCGCATCGACCGTCAGTACGGTGACTGGATGCAGATCTGGACCCAGCTGTCCCAGGACCAGGGCACGATTGAGGCGCTCAACGACATGCTCGGACACACGCACGACCTGGTGCTGATGAAGGACCGTCGTGGTTACGCGCTGGATGCCTCGTGCGCTGGCGCTGAGCTGACGAACACGTGCGCCCCCCGTGCCGGCACCCCGGCGCGCACGCTGTACATCCCGCTCCAGTTCTGGTTCTGCCGCAACCCGGGTCTGGCGATCCCCCTGATCGCGCTCCAGTACCACGAGGTGCGCATCAACATCGAGTTCGAGCAGTGGATCAACTGCACGTACTACGAGCTCCTGACGGGCACGCTGCCCACGAGCATCCAGTCGCTCACGGCCGCGTCGCTGTACATCGACTACATCTACCTGGACACGGAGGAGCGTCGCCGCTTCGCCCAGCAGACGCACGAGTACCTGATTGAGCAGCTCCAGTTCACGGGTGCCGAGGCGATCACGTCGAGCTCGAACAAGATCCAGCTCAACTTCAACCACCCGGTCAAGGAGCTCGTGTGGGTCGTCCAGCGTGACTCGTTCGTGGACTGCACGCCCAACCAGTCGTTCATCACGGAGGTCAACGGATGCCAGCCCTTCAACTACACGGATGACTTCAGCACGGAGGGTATCGTGATGGACGTCCTCGCCCGCGGCTCGCTCGCGACGGGTGGACTCACGGGAGCGGTTCCCACTGTTTCCGGCGACGGTCCTTCGGGCCCGTACTTCCTGGGCGGTCTTGGACAGCCTGGAGTTGGCCCGTCGCTCAACGGCGCCAGCTGGCTCGACACCAACACGGGCAACGACCAGGCAATCGTCTTCGAGGACACGACGAACTACCTACTCGCGAAGGTCATCCTCCAGTCCGGTGTGCGTTGCGAGGGCAAGAACCCGGTGGAGGTTGCCAAGCTGCAGCTCAACGGTCAGGACCGCTTCACGGAGCGCGAGGGACGTTACTTCTCCCGCGTGCAGCCGTACCAGCACCACAGCCGCACGCCGACCCAGGGTATCAACGTGTACTCGTTTGCCCTGAAGCCGGAGGAGCACCAGCCGTCGGGCACCTGCAACTTCTCGCGTATCGACAAGGCCACGCTCCAGCTGACGGTGTCCGTGAACACGGTGCGCTCGGGTCGTACGGCTCAGGTGCGCGTCTACGCGGTGAACTACAACGTGCTGCGCGTCATGTCCGGCATGGGCGGTCTTGCGTACTCCAACTAGAGACAGCCGTGTGCTCTCCAAGAAAACAGCCAAGAAATCAAAAACACAAATGCGCCTGGAATCCCAGGTAGATTTGTGGTGTAGTTATAAATGTTTAGAGGGCAGGCTGAACAGGATAAGTTCGTTCTTACAGTCTTAGACAACAGGCGCAATGGAACGTTCGTGGAGATAGGCTCGTGCCACCCAATCAATATCAATAATTCATTTCTGCTCGAAAGCAGCTATGGTTGGAATGGAATTATGATAGAGATTGACAACGCATACCTCCCGCTGTATAGGGCACATCGTCCCAATAGCGTTCATGTGATTCAAGATGCGACAACAATTAACTACAGCCAGTTATTCCAGACAAGCAATATGCCCAATTCGATTGACTACCTGCAAATTGACCTACTTGTAGAGAATAGATCTACATTGGCTACTCTGGAAAAACTGAATAATGAAGTCTTTGATGCGTATACATTTGCAACAGTGACGTTTGAACACGACATCTATAGAGGTAATTATTTTGATACGAGGGCAAAGTCACGGGAGATTTTTGCCGCACGTGGTTATGTCCGTGTGTTTAGTGATATTTCAAATGAATCAAACTCGTTCGAGGATTGGTATGTTCATCCAACATTGGTTAACATGGACTATGTTACAAAGTTGATGGAAGCAAATGGTAGCAACCCTATCAACTGGAATCGGATTAAGTATCCTCAGAAATAGAGATGATAGTTTGAGTTTACAGCATTTGTAGGGCAGGTCAAAGGAACCTCCTGATCTATGAGCACTTTCTTTCCTATATCAAAAATCTTCACGTGATTCCAAAGCAGAAACCCGTTACGGCACTTAGGAAAAAGAGTCCTTAGATAGTTCTGTTGTATTTGAGGGTGTACTTCAGAAAAACAGTAGTTGCTAACCAGGAAGTTATCATTACCTTTGACATTGCTACCATACGTGGATGCACTCTCAAAGTAGATTGGGAATGAAGTCGTGTGGTGTGATAGATAGAGTTTCTGGAAACTCAGAGGATCATCCAAATCAATCATCGTATAGGATTTGACGGTAACTCCAAACATAGAGCTAAATGTATCAATAGCAAGAGCCAAACCACCATATCCACAACCAACTTCGACCATAGAAGGCGTCAGATTCTTAACGCGAACACAATGACTCAAAATAAGAAGGGCATGACATATATACCGCAGTGAACTTGGTGATAACAACATACCGTCAATTGAAGATAGCTTAGGAGATCCAATTTGATCATTCTTTTCACAGAACGAGAGAATAGCATCTCGGCTTACTCCATGTGAATGCAGTATTGATTCATAATACTTCTTGCCTAGCTCAGGGCTTACATGCTCAAGAATTCCTTGATAGGCTGGGTTTCCTTTGAAGTTTGATAGATCGTTTGACTTCACAATACTGCGAATGTATTCACAATAGGTTTGATACATAGGTTCTATGATGTTAGCCATTGATCTCTATTATTGACAAACATGTAGAC